TTCCATACGATAGACCAAATTACTACTCCTTCAATAACGAACTGCCCGAATGACTGCAATGCCGCAGTACCAAGGGCAATCAGAAGACCTGATGCAAGGTTTATCCAACTGAGTGCCCCAGCAGGAGAATCAGAATGGAGAACTGCCACAAGATTCTTTCCTGTGTACGTCAAGATTGTACTCACTGCTGTTACAGCAAGAAGCAGATAATCAATAGGGGTTTGGGAAAACGCCGCTACAATCACTGCCATCAGTGCCATAAACAGACCTTTAAAAAACTGTTGTGTTGTCATGACAATTTGTTTTAATTAGACAATAAAGGAATATTTTGCAAAATTACATGAATATCATCATCAAGCAAAGGCTTGTCAAAATAAAGTGCTTCATCTACTCCATCAATCTCATCACCAGAAATATCATTTAATTGTGTTCCATGGGAAGAGTTATGAATGATTAATGTTTCATTTGCTCCGATAATTTCATTTTTCAGAGAATCCGGACCTTCAAGTGTTGGAATCTGATCAAACTCAAGTTGGTAAAGTATTGCCGCTGCCATGCTAAACCACTCCTGCCATGTCATCTCTCTTTCATATCCACGACGCAACCCATAGGACAAAGCCCCCATGTACTTTTTGATATCAGAGAAGTAAGCATCCGCAGCCGTCTGATTCTCTTGACAAGCACTTATGACCAACCAACGTAAATGACCAGAACGAAATATCTGATGCTTTACCGGCATTCCAATAGGCACGGCAGGATTTGGAAGGAAACGATTTCTTACCGGCTTCCCATTGAACATATCATGCGGATTGCCTTTGGTTATACCCTCAGAAAAACAACTATCAGCTATCACAACAACGGTAGCTCCGGGCTGTAATGAAGCGATTGCTTGGGAAGCAGCCCACTTGTAATTCTTTACCGTAGCCTGATAATCCGTATAACGCCGAACATCCACTTCAGTAAATGCCGAAAGCAGTGGTTGTGGTAAAAGCAAAGAATCATTTACACACCCTTTCAAGCTATTGCCACCACTGTACACATTTCTACCAAAAGTTACAATACGAAATGGGACCGAATCAAAAGGCCGGTCATCAACGCTACCAAACATTTTACCAAAACAAGTCATTGCTGAATAATTAGTTCTGTTTGATTAAGAATAATCTTTCCAGTAGTAAGAGGAATACTTATTGAATCACCATAGAGCAGTTGACCACTACGAAAGAAAATAACCATATCTCCTTCATAGATTCTTGCACCCTGTTGCCAATAACCTCTCTGTTTTACCAACTGCATATCAAACCCTGCCTTCCAATAATCACTCATTGCAATCCCCATATCAAATTCGGTAGGTGTCCCCCACTGCAAACGAAACTCTGGAACGAAGTTGATGAAGTCCTTAAAGTGAGGATTCATTATCATTGAATGAGTATCGTACCCTAATGCTCTCCACTCAGCCCACGTTTTATAATTTGCACCTATCTGAAAACGAGGTTCTCCTTCTTCACACCAATAAATGTTATAGTCACATTCAAAACCTTGTAAACAAGCAGTATCCATAACATTTATATTGACAATCCTTCGTTTGGTGTAGAAGATGTTGTTTTTAATCTTTACATACTTTGCATCCGCAACCGGATTATCGTTTTTGTAAACATCAATTAAACCTCTCCATGTACCAATACCAGGACTTGTGTAGGTAGAATCTTCAGAATAGAATGTGTTATTATATATCCTGACTCCATTCATTCCTTTAACCACGACTCCAACTGCCGGAGGATTTCGAATAATATTATAAGCAACAACGCCAGTGCTATCTGTCATGCCATTGGATTTACGAATGATTCCCATTGGAACATAATCAAGATAGTTATACATAATACGAGCGTTAGCTTCATATCCTGTAAAAATACCATGCGTTATTGTATTAGCATTCTGATCCCCCGTCCATACAAACTTATTTCCTATAATCTCACTATTTGGTAAGGTATTGACATATTGTGGATAAGTATTACTTTCTACACCTGCCTGAAGCATATACCCACCTGTATTACAGGCTTCCACATAATTGTTCTTAAATACAAATGTAGCAAGATCAGTTCGTGGAATAGATATACCATTCACATTTGTGCAGGTAGTGTCAATAAAGGTCTGTCCAATATATGACAAATTAACCTGTGCTAATAATGAAACTGGAAATAAGAATAGTATGATTAAATACTTTTTCATTTTGCTATGTATGAATCATTTACGCTCAAAAATAATGTAAACCTTCCACCATATCCTGTAGTAGCATGAGCGGGGGATGTTAAAGTGCTCAGTACCTTTTTGTTGTACTGATCTATTGGACGCATGTCTTCTGGAATCCCTGCTGCCTCCCAATCAAAATTGGAATCGAAGAAGGCCTCCTGTTCCGCCAATAGTTTATCAGCAACATCATACATATTGTTAATCACTTCCCAATTATCAGCAATAAGACTGCCCTGTGGAATGATAGTCGGTGGAACGGTATCAACCGCCTTAACCACGAAAGACACCTGAGAAAAGTTGTCAAATGCGTCAGTTGCTGTAATTGTTACGGTAATCTGTGGATTGGTTGCGTTAAGAATAGTACCAGCCACAGGGTCCTGCGTAACCGATTTTATTTGGCAATTATCCTCCACCTTTATGAATTCAGGCGTGGTGTAATCCGGAAGAACTGCCTCACAATTTGTCCCAACCTGTATATACTGTGGCGGAATTTGTGCTAGCATACACGTACAACTGCTTGCAAGAAGCAGCACCATGATAAAACCAATAATCTTTTTCATTTCTCTCTTTATTTGGTTAGTAACTCTTTTAAACGTTCTCTTGCTCGAAGAACCCGCACTCGAATTGTTGAGGAAGGTTCTTGGTACTTGTCAGCAATTTCATGAAATTGCAATCCATTAAAGTAATACTCCTCAACCATTAGCCGAGTTTTACACTTTAACTTTGACACTGCCCGTTCTACCATCTCCATCTGCTGATTGTAAATAAATAAATCCTCTGGCGTTTCTACTCCATAAGAAATAAACTTACAATCTTCAGTAAGGGGAACTTCAGTAATACGTCTGTTCTTTGTTCTTATAAAATCAATACAGTTATTCTTTGCTATAGAAAACAACCAAGTACTAAACTTATTTGTTGGTTGATAATACTTAATATTTAGGCAGGCATCCTCAAATGAATGTGTCATTAACATTTCAGCATCATCTTTGTTATTGATAAAATTAAAGATTAATACATACAACGATGTTTTAAAACGACTTACCATCGCTTTGTATGCTTGAGAATCCCCCTTACGCAAACCTTCTACCACTATATGCTCTTCATACTTCATTCTATAATCTCGAAGTGACAAGCGTCCCAAAATTTTGTATCATCAACATCATCATCCATATCCCAATCTGCACCAGAACGGATATGATGTGTAATTTTACCTTCAGCAAACAACATCTCAGCAATCCCCATCACAAACCCTGCAAAGTTGGAAGACTGTAACTTTCCCCAATCAATAGCCGTTTTTTCAAAGGGAGCAGCATCTACTGCTAAACTCGGCCACTTATTGTGCTTTGAATTAGGCCATTGTTTTTCAGAATTGCCTGCGGCATACGCCTCATTCTGGGCAATCTCTCCACGATGCCCACAAACGATAGTACAATCATAGTATTTGATTACCTCATTAAATAAGGTTTGCAAATCCTCATGACAAGTTGCCAAACGGCTCTTTGATGTGGTTGAATACTTTGGCATTACGCTCCTCCTTTTGCTATAATAAATGCTGTAGCAATGGCCGAAGCAGATAATACTGCCGTGATCACCATATTTACAACATCTCTCGTTTGTAATCTCATTCTTGCTATGGTCTGAGATTCTATCATAAACTTCACTACGGCAGAGACGTTTGTATTCATATCTTTCAGTAAATGATTCATATTTCTCTGCTCATCTTTGATCATTATCAACTCTCCCTTTATTCCGGGCTTTCCATTACCATCAATGTCTTCTTCAATGTTGTCCAAACGTTTACTGATAACATCAATCTCTTTTGACTTTGTACACGGTTCCATCAGTTCCTCCCTTTTTAAATGTTTGACTTATACTTTGCATATCCGACAGTTCTATGAATTGACATAAAATGTAGCAGTGAATCCGGCAGCAGTATATTTTGCTTGAATACTTGTAATGTGAGCTAATCCAGTAGCAGACGGAATTCCCATACCTGCTCCATCTAACCAATATGCACAATTTGTCATTGGGACATACCCTCCTTCAGAAGATGGTTCCCCAGAAGAATCAATTGTAGCAAAATAATCATCAAGATATTCCAAAAACGAATCTATCTCCGCCTGATTACAATTATTGTTTCTAAAATAGAAGTTTGTTATCCGTCTAAAATGTCCCCGTGGCATCCCGGTAAAATGACAACCCTCTTCCATTTCAACATGACCTGTCTTATCTAACATTGTCCAACCAGACAAATCACCTGTTAAACCAATTGGATGTGAGGAAGAAAGTCTTATATAATGATTTCCATAATATGTACTTCTAAATGGATTAAGATCAGTTAAATCCCCCCAAATATAACCATGGACATTGATGTGGGCGACCACATTCCCTAAAACCCAAGTAGAAATATCCCCATGTACATTATCATATTCGTTTGTTGAAGCATTGAATTCAAACAATGGAGTTGGCATATTCCAATTTGTCAAATCCCAATCTGAAAAATCATTACCATCCCAGTCCAAAAATGCAAGGAAAGGATTGTAAAGAATATCAGAAACAACCCCAACAAGCCCCATTAATTTAAGATGAGATGCTTGGAATCTATATGGAAGAGTCCACTTTGTTACGTCCGTACCGGCAGTATATGTAACAGGGTAATCCCAATGTAAGAAGTTAAGATAATCCATGTCTCCGGAAATCTTAACAAAATAGTTACCTTGTACCGTATAATCTTTAGAAACAGGATTTGTGGTCACTGCAGTTACATTGGTAGAAGTACCATCCCCCCAATCTATCACCACTAATTTACTCACAGCATATAAATGAATATCATCTATTACTACGGTTTGTAAGGTAGTCTGATCCATTTTAAATACCCACGGAGTAACTATACTTTCCGATGAACAATAATCAGAATACATTCCTGATCTTTTAGCTCGTATCTGATATTCAACAGTACATACCTGCCATGTTTGATCATTATAAGCAGTAACTCCAGCATTCAATGTAGCTACCAGTTCCCAACCATCTGTCCCATTCCACCAAATACGACGGCTCCATACTTCGTGTTGGGCAGTCCCTCCGGAATTATCCGTAAAGGTAACTTCTGCATAATCATCTTCCCATTGTAAGCCTAATGAAGTAGGAGCATTTGGTGGATCTGTATATGCCCCTGAAGAAGGTTCTATTTCAAGAACTCCACTTACCTGTATTTTAACATTGACATCTATCTTATCATCGGAGGCAATTCCTATTGGTAATTCCGTTACTAATCCAATAAAATCAATAAATGTTTCCTCATCGTCCGGTAGTAGGATTCCATAATATTGAGAATCATTATTTTCAAAATCATTTTTAAATAACTCATAATTAGTTCTGGTAAAACTCATTGCCAAACTAATCTCTCCCCCATTAATGAATCCAGATGTAAAAGAGTTATACCCATCTGCTGTATCAAGACTTGTCACATCAATAGTATCTTTACTCATAGAAGGTCCCACAATAGCTCGTATTTCAGCAATAGGCATCCAATCACCGTCTGTCCAACGATAAAATAATGTTCCTACTCCTGCTACTGCTTGATTCATGGTTTCCTCTATTTCTACTTCTTTACAAGAAAAAATACTTAATAGTAATAAACATATATAAATGACTGGTCTCATTCATTAATCAGTAACATTATTAGTTATTGGTATATGACTAAATGGAATTTGAGCTCCTAAAGCCGTTAATAATCCACCTGCACTGGCTGCTTCCTTCACTCCGGCATAACCTGTATACGCCTCATCAATAGCTATGTTAAGAGTAAGTTCAACTCCATACCCATCTGGTAATGCGGCAACGCTCGCAATAGACCTGCTACTCACAACATAATCAGAAGCCACACCAATAGTATCAGTATCAATAGGCTCATCCCATCGTAATATAACCTTTGTGGGGGCGGCATCTTCAACTACAGCAGATGTCGGAAAATGAACATAATTATTATTGTAATGTTGAAATATGGCATCATCTACTGAACTACCATGCGCCTCTGCCCCTTGTCGAACTATTATTGCTGAAATTATCCCAGTAAACATATTTGATCCTGCATACCTTCCTCCAGCGGTTAAATAGCGAGGCATCCTGGTTCCTACATCTCCGGTAGCCGAAGCACTTCCTCTATTTACTTGAATAGAACTATTAGCTCCATTATTTACAACGGCTTTTACAATATTAAATGTCGTTCCATCATAATGTTTATCAGTAACACCAATACTCGCTGATCCTGCTAATGTTATACGATAATCATACGCTCCTACCTGTATATTAAGAACTTCAGAATGGCTCAAATCCAATATCCTTGCATAAGAAACAAAAGAATTTATCTTAAATACTATATAAAAAGTACATGCTCCAGAAATTGGATTAAACAAACCCGTCTGTAAACAATCATCTCCTCCATCAAATTGAATACCATTTGATACTTTCGTAGGCCGAGTTCCATCAGAAAGTAATTGCTCAAGTGCCATCCCCGCACTATCAAATTGACTAAGCCATACTCCTACCTTATCTGTATCTTCTAAAGTTACATCCAAATTATGATCATACGCCAATAACGTATTTCCATCATTCAAAATAACCATAAGCTCTGAAAGATTTGGAACATCCTCACTGCTTGCAGGAGGTGCCTCGGAACTCTCTTCCGGAGGTATTTCACTTTCCTCTGCTGGAACAGTTGATCCCACATCCAGCACCACCTGACTTGTTATCTGAATAACAACGTCGGCTGTTACTTTATCATCTGCTGCCATCGTTATAGGTAATTCAATTACTAACCCTTCAATCGTAAATGTACTTGGTTCTGAATCATAATCAGGTAATTGTATGCGATAAGACCGCACCTCATCTGATTCAAAATCCTCTTTCATCAATTCATAGGTCTCTCTTGTAAAGTTCATATCCAGTGTGAGAGTCCCTCCTTCAGCGAATCCTGTAATGAATTCATTGTAGCCCGCATCAGTATCCAAAGAAGTTACTTCAAGAACGTCCTTGGTCATTCCCGGACCATCAATGGAATTAACTTCAGCTATGTCCTGCCACGCTGCACCATCCCATCGTTGGAACTTTGTTCCTACTCCTGCAAATGCTTCACTTGCCATTGCCTACCAATCAAATCCAAATGTCAAACTACCACTAGTATAGTCAGCATCATCAGCAATGCCAGCACGCCAAACAACACCTGCCGCAAAATCATTTATCATCACACGGCAGCCAATAGGCCAATCATCAGTACCACCTTTCAAGTAGTTTGTCCATCCTGTATCTCCTGCACATTTGAACTGCAACTTCACAGTCCCAACGGAAGCAGTAGAATCTGGAGATGTCTCACGTATGGAGAAATACATTCTCCCAATGTGTTCACTGCGTGGAGCAACTTCATCCGTGAAGTACCCACCACCACCGGGAGCCAGTGCAGTATCAACTACTGCATATCTGTAAGCATCCCCATTACGTTTAGCATTTGCCATTGTCTTATGATTTTATTCGTTTAACCTTAACAGCTTTTAAACCTTTCTTACCCTCTTCCACTTCGAATTGTACTGCATCATCTTTTTTGATGACGTCAAGTGTTCCTGATTTGTGAACGAAAACGTCCTTACCATCATCTCCGGCAATAAAGCCAAAACCCTTTTGTTCATTAAAGAACTTTACACGACCTGTTAAAATTGCTCCCATAATTGTTAGTATTTATCTGTTCTGAATAAGTCGATGATAAGAATAAGAAACATAGCTGCCAATCCTCCGGACCAAGTAAATGTCACATCAGCCATTTCCGGGTTGCCAGGCCCAATCCATTTGTCATAAGCCTCTTTGGCAAATCCAATAAGCAATGGAAGAATCGCTGCAATTACCATTGGGAGATTCGGACGAAGATGTGTTTCAGGATTTCTTTTTGCAAAAAGCAAAACAATCAGCCCACTGATTAGAAACCCAAATGCTGCATGATAGATTAAGTCCATTATGTTACCCTCCTACAAATTTTCTTTTGCACTAACTTATTAAAGGCTCCGCTCATTGCGTCCACTTGGTCCTTGTATGTACTATATGGAAAGAAACGAAGTTCCTCAATCAAATCGTGATTCCAATCTCCTCGCATCATCCACACGTTACCATTGTTAACTTGTACGGAGAACGGGTCGGCACGAAATATCTTATCACCCGTAGGCCGTTCGGCATAGATAGACCACCCGGCCAAATTCCTTATTGTACCCTCGGCTGATTCTTTTCCACCCGATCCCGGTTCCTGCTCTATCCACACAACCACCTCAGACGTGTCCCCCAGGGCGGTGCTCTTAATCCAACGCTCCCGTATATCCGTACCCCACTGACCACGTGTCATGTCTTCCATGAGCCATTTTCCATTGGATAAAGCAGACATTTTCCCGCCCGCAGTAAAGGCCCCGGCACCTTGTGAACCAGCCTTATCCCAATAACGAACGGTATGAATGCGTGAAACTCCGTCTGGAAGTCCATCTACGGTCATTATCTTGTCCACCTTAAACATGCCCCCTCCGGGCGGTACGGGGTTCTGCCCTATCTGCCCTGCATAACCATATTGACCTAAGTCCGCCTCCAAGTCTTTCAATACAGACCAAGGCATACGAACAGGATCAAGTAAATTGTCTTTATAATATCGTAAGAGTTGGTGAGGCTTTACCTGCTTCTTAAAATTAAGACTTTCTCCAGGTAAAGAAATATGCTTGACATTGAGTTTGTCTTTGGCAAGAAGGTGCCCAGAAGGATCATCCTGGTGCAATCTCTGCATTATAAATATGGTAGCGGTAATTGCTTTGTCAGTCTTACGTGTGGAAAGTGTTCTCTCACACCAATCGTTAGCCGACCTCAACAAGGTGTCTGACACGGCCTGTTGCGGATTCAACGGGTCGTCCACTATCAGTATATCACCGTGGAACCCTGTCAACGTACCTCCTACTGACGTTGAGTAACGACTCCCCCCTGATAATGTCTTCGGCATATACCCAGGCGTTGATGGAAGACGTTTGACAACCTTGAAGTTCGATTTCGTATCTTTATCTTCCTTAATGTCTATTTCGGGGTACATCTCTTGAAAAGCCGTACTGCGTATCAAGTCGCGGCAATATTCGGCAGATTCCATCGAGAGTGCCGAAGAGTAAGAGGCACAAATAAAACGCATCCAATGCCAACGGGTCCAACACCAAGCCGGAAACATAATTGAGCAGGTAATCGTTTTGGTTGACCCTGGCGGTACATTTATAATTAAGTCATGTTTTCTTGGCAAATGCGCGGCAACACGCTCAGCAACCTGCTCAAGCTCGCGACACATCAACTCAATATGCCAGTTACCGTGAAATTTGTGTGCCGATACAACAGGCCAAAAGTGTTGTAGAAAATGGTAAAGGGAGCGATTGTTAAGCTCCCTGGTGACGGCGGTTGGGTTTTTGATGGCTTCTAACAACATTTCGCTGCTGGCTCTCCCCCGCCTTGGTATGGCACGTTTCTCAAGCGTATCCGTTTGACCCGGCATCTTAGTTCTCACCAGCATATTGCGTAAGTTGTTTGATACCTAATTTCTCGACAAGTTTGAGCTCGTCGGTTGACAACCCTGACAAGTCAAGTTTAAACACATTGACGTTGGTATTGATTGCCTCTGTCTTATGCACGTCAGCCCACAGGGCTCGTTGACGTATTGTCAACCACTTGGCAGCGGCCCAAGGATTGGGCGGGACAGTTTTCTTAATTCGCCGCACAACGGCCTCACCCTTAATCATTACCACGTGCTCCTCATAGTATTCGTACCCCATGGCACATTGAAGGAGGGCTTTGGCAACCTTGGCGTCTGTCATCATTCTCCCGCGATGGACAGCCTCCTTGAATTCCGGCTTCGTCCTAATCCAATAATCGATTGTCTGTTCCTTGACTTCGAAGACGTCTGCCATCATCTTATTGGTAGCCCCCAACAATGCCAACTCGTACGCTTGTTGCGGCCGCTTGTCGTTCCATTGCTGTGGTGTCTTTCTGTTCATTGGGGAATCAATTAGTGCTCCTTAAGTCATCCGAGCATTACTGCGTTTACGCAGTAAAGTTAAATGACATTTTCCACACCACAATGTGACACCCACAATTATTTTTAAATGAATTTTTACTTCATTAAGGCTGAACACGTTACACGGCCAAAATTTTTTCCCCCTCCCAGCCGTGTCAAGAGGTGTCAATAGCCGTGTGACACCTTGTCTATTTTTCCGAAATATTTTTTACAAATTTTTTCTGCGATGCTGCGAAGGCATCAAGCCTATGTCGCTTGTCAATTTCGCATACTCCTTGTGACACCTTTTTACTGTTCCCCTATATAAACACTTGTCGAGGGGGCTGACGGGCTTGTCAATAGGTGTCGCTACATTTGTCAAAGGGCATCAGGGCAACGGTGTCAAGGGGAATCGCGTTAGGTGTCGAGGTGTCAATGTCTAATGTCGTGTGTCTAATGTCAATGTCAAGGGGAATTGATGTCTTTATCAAGGGGAGTCAGGGCGGGGCTTGTATTTGAAAATGTCTAATTTTACGAAATAGATTTGGACAATTATCAAGGGGTACTTCCGCCGCAGCCCTGAATTACACACGTCAAACGCCCGGGGGGGTGTCAAGCCTCCGCCCTGCCTAAAGCCCTGACACCTAAGCGAATAGGGCAACCGCCCAGCAGCCACATGTCAATTGTCAATGGGCATAACACCTTAGGCATCAAGGCATTGTACCGGACACCTAATGTCATTAGAAAAGGCAGGGCACCATTCAGCGGCCCGCGCCCAGATCGCCCCGCCCCCTTGATGCCCTGACATTGACACCCACCTTGACACCCACCCTACCTTATTAGCCTTATACATGCCTTGCCTGTGACATTGATGCCTTTGTTGTATAGTGATACCTTAGTAATGTGGTATGCCATTACGTACATGGATAGATAGCCATACATTGATATACTGTCTTACTGTATTGTTATTGATAACAGGACATTAGGCAGGGATTGACACCTATTGAATTAGATATGAACTGCTTATGTCATTTGTTATTGGGTGAGGCAGGCAGTTGGGTTAGTGGGTAACATGTTGGGTGACAGGGTGATAGTGTGAGGTAGGCAGACCTTAATTTGTGCCTATCAGTATTGTTATTGGGTGTAACACCCTGTCTATGTGTGCCTTGCCAATGCCTTTAGACACCTTACCAATAGCCCATCAGTGTCGTATGTCAGTGCCTCACCCACCTACCTCATGTGTGCCTGTTAGGCTGCCTATTTCGCCTGTGTGACACCTTTCCTTGCCTTTTCCTTATGTTTATAGCCTGTTGCCTACTGTACCTGCCTTGACACCCTCGATGTGACTATACGGCATGGTACATAGCCTTATTAGCATTTAGACACCTTTCAATATTGTTTGATTATGTGTGTTGCTGGGCTGCTAGGTTGTGTGCCCTGTACAGTACAGCCCACTAAGAGCCTGGTAGGTGCGGTTCCTTGCCTTTTCCAGGGGTTTGGGGTATGTTGTACTATATTGTACTGCCGTAGGTGCGTGTGCCGATGTACGGCGATATTATGCGAAACGCGGTTAAGAGCGATATTTAGACACCTTTTCAGTACTTTTGTCTATTCCTAAACGTCTTAGACACCTGTTTTAGGTGGATTTTGCGACTTTTTACGCTTTTGTAACATACTGTCTTACAATACATTGTAATCTAATTTACAATTTTATTTAAAATAATTGTAATTTCTCTTGTTTACTAAAGACTAATTGTGTAACTTTGTTGTGTGAGATTCGGATGTTGTTTGACATGTTGTAAATACAGGGATACGGAGGTAACGTATTGAAAGTGAAAGGAATTCCGTTGTGAAACGAGTTTCCAAGTAGTGTACGAGCCAATGTACTAACTTCTAAATCAACAAGTTAACTGCCCTACGTCGTTCATAGCGTTAAATGTGCTACATTGGCACAGAGTATATTCCCACTTCTCGTTGAACATATTAGATAGACAGACAAGTCGACGCCAAACCTGTTGTGAAACAGTTGCCAGCGGCTGCTGATCGACAAGTACTGTACAATGTACAGTATTTCCGTAAATGAGAGACAAGACATTATGTGTCAAGTACTTTGGGGATGAAAGTACAATGGGTTGACAAACCGTTTTATTACCGAGCAGGGCCTCTAAAAAAGGCAGTACAAGGTACAGTGCGCGGGATGCGTATGTGTACAACACTGAGTCAGCGAGCGACTCCCTGTTCACAATGAGCGATATTGCTCAGTATCTAATCCAATAAACAAAATGGAAAAGAACATTATTGAAAACGGCGTTGCAAAAGCAACAGAAAAGTCAAGTGAAACCGCCAGCACAGCAGTTAATCCGCTGGGAAAGAAGGTTGTACCCCAGAACAGCAAATTGGCTGAGAAACCGAAGGCCGAAAAGAAGGCCAAGGCACCGAAAGCACCAGCCAAGCCGAAGCTCTCAGTAAAGATTGATGAGCTGATAGCCAAGGGCGGAAAGTGGGAAGACCTCATCGCAGCCGCAAACGAGTTCTGTGTTGCACAGGGGTTGAAAACCAAAATCAATGTGGCTTCGTTTAAGACACAGGTTTACTGGAGGACAAAAATTCAAAAAAATCCGGACTACCTCGGTAACATGGAGTTAACTGAGAAAGGGATTTTCAAAGTAAAGGCAGCCAAAGCAAACAAAGCTGCGTAATGTACTGTAAGTCAACAGAAAACTGGATGGAACGTTTAAAGGAACAGGGCTTCGGTCCTGTTCCTTTTTTTATGAGTATTATGTAAACATATTGTATAATCTTAAAAACTGGAAGCATATGAAAAATGTAATGATTAACGGTGCCATTTACAACTGGACGCCAAAAGAGGAAATTCAAATACTGAAAAACCTAGATGGTATGTGTGCTGATGTAAACAATGACCCTGAGGCCTATGAAGTCAATGTGACCTTCTATCACAGAGACTTGGAGTATTGTGTTGCTCCTCACACTGACAGACCTCGGGAAATTGTGTACACCATAACAAGGTTGTATCGTAACTCAAAAGGTGACATCATTGATGATGAGATTGTACACAATAGCAAATATGCAAGGACAATCTTACCAAGTATCATACGTCGTATGGTAAATGAAGTTAGACATACCTATTAAAAAAAGGACCTTCGGGTCCTTTTTTTATGACCTTTTGTGTCAGTATAGTGTACAAACAATCTAAATCTAAGAAATATGAAACTTGAAGATTTTAAGACAGCCCTGATCCACTATGTTAAAGAAATGGATGAATACTATGGAATGACAGAAAAAGAGACAGCAAAAACTGTTTCAAAAATTCAGGAAGCCAAAAATGCAGAGGATGCTTTTATTACTTTGTGTAATGAAAGCAATATTGAGGCATGTATGGAAACTGAAATACTGTTAAAGATATTTGTTCCGGATAATGATTAAAAATGAAGGCTCTTCGGAGCCTTTTTTTATGGATACTCATGTCTAACTAAAAAAATTGGAGGTAAATTATGACTGATTTAAAAGAACTTGCTAAGGCAATGTTTCAAACATCAATGCCCTCAAATCCTGTTCCTTTCCTCATAGGATTGGAAAAAGGCTGCAGGGAGAACCCTGACTTCATAAAAACAGATCATGGAAAAATGATTTTGTTTACTCTCTTACAAATGGCCTATGGTCAAGCATTCCTACTTGACTCTTTTGCAGAGTTTCAAAGGCTAATGCAATCAGCACTCATTTTTGATGAAACTGAAAAAGAGGAACAGAATGGAACCAATGCCTGAAGAAGCCCGTGAATGGGTTAAAATTGCAAACATGGCGGCGGATATTCGTGCGCGAATTCAAAAAGCAAACGCACCAAGGCCTATCGTTGAACCCAACCGACCTGTCTTTATCCTTCCTACAGGAATGACAGGACAGACCCTGAAAAAACTGAAGAGACAGGACTCTATGTTCAATCTCTTCCCGCATGAACATTAATGGAGAATTGGTATGTACATTCAAAAAGAAGAAAATCCAAGACGTTATGGCGTCTATTTTCCAAAGATGAACACACAGGTTATCTGCCAACTTGAACCAGATAGCCTTGATGGTCCTGATCGCATCATTATTGGAGAGGTCAAATACTCCAAACGTGCCAAAGCGGCATTAAAAATATTGTATGCCGCACCCCTACAGGAGTACCTTGAAAGGTTTGCTCCTAAGGGATTCAATACGGTGGCCAAGGCCGATACAACAAACGCAATTGAACGAGCTTTTCAAGTCTTTATTGAGGAAAGGTTCGACATCAAACCAGAATTAAGTAAATAAAACACCATTTCAATCAAATTATTAATCATCAAAAAAATCTAAGAAAATGAACAAAATTGAAGAGGCTGTCGTGACCTACAATCATGACGAAACCAGAGTTCTTGATGCAATTTGCATCAATGACAAGACATTGGCAAAAACCTTACAAAGCATCAAAACTGAAAGGGGAGATGAAATGGTAGCAGAGGTTCACCGTTTTTTAAAGGATGCCCTGGAAAAATTAACACTGCATGACCTGCTACTGGCATACGTGCAGTCCAAGAAAAATGACCCGTTGGCAATACGTCTGATAGATGAAGAGGTCACCTTCCTCTTCATTCTTGGTCGCATGTTTCTCCAGGTGACAAAAGGCATGGTTTTGACAAAACATCTCGCCCAAAGAATCATGGCCGGAAAAAATACGGGTGAAAATTGTCTTACAAAGACAATTGAAAACTTCGTTAAAAGCTACGAGGAAGGATCAAAGAAAGATCCCATACCAGAGGCTGTTCTTACAATCGTATTCGCTGCCTTAATCGGAGAGACAATGGATATGATGAAAGATCCGATGTTCCTAATTATGATGATGCTGGACAAGTGATGGAAAAGAGATTCATACAATTCCTAAAGGATGAGGGAGTCTATGACTCCTTCATCCATAACCTAAGTCACAGCCGCCCTGGCGTTACCTTAGAAGAGTACCTACTCACCTCCTCATACACCACCTCCCTGGTGTCTTGTGCCTTTATTTGGTATGGTACAAAGGAAGATCATCTGTTCTGGAAAGGAATAGATAAGAAATGGAGAAAGTTCTGTGGACAATTAACAGAAGCCTGAATCATGGCTGATAAAATCACTTCGACCACACAGATTGGTTATGCAAAAGTAACCTTTAAATCTGATAAGCACCATCATGAACTTCTTGACACAGAAGTCTATGTGGGGGATATCTTCATCTGCTCTATTGCAGGCTCCTCAATCTCTTTTTTCATAGAGGATCTTAAAGCACTTATTCAAAAATACAGAATCTGATTAAAAAATGGTTGATTTAACAGAAGGCAAACTTGACGAAGCACTTGAGTATGCCAAAAAGATTGGAGACGAGAGTCTTCAATCGTGCTTAGATCGGTTGAAAAAAACCGAGGAAACTTACGAATTGGATGGCAGACCAATCCAGACATACGTCTCGACTGATTTTGCCCCCTTATCCTTCTACTTTGAAAGACATGACAAATCAACAGGCATGTTCAAAGGTAATGGTGGAATTATATTCCACGGCTCACATGACGGCTTTGGTAGCGGTTCTGCTCCCACATTCTCGGTATCATTAGAACCATGTAGTGGATGGTCAATACATACTTAAAAAACAATCAAAAACCAAGAAAATGGAAATGAGTGAAGAAAACAAAAGAATCCTTCTGGAGACAGTGTCAAATGTACTGTCCTCAATGGAAGAAATTGAGACTTTGTCAAACAGATTAGATAACACTGATCTTGTGACGGATCTTGAAGATGCCAAAAGTTATGCGGATGATGCCTCTTCCGAAGCGGATAAGGCAATGTCAGCCGCTGAGAAAGCCCTCGGTACCGTGGAAGATGTTCAACAAGATATCCGAGCCATACAGGAGGAAATCAAAGAGGTACAGGCCTGGGTTCACACAATCATGGACATCATTGAACCTTTCCTGCCCAAGTCTCCTCTGGAAGTATTGGAAAAGTTTGTGAAAGATCACCGCGGCACAATCCGGGGCATGTACTTTGATTCGTACGTTGACAGAGGGCCCTTCGATGGTATTATCTGCTCCATAACCAGAGTGGCTGAAATATGGAATGTCAAGTTAGATCTCGACGCCATTGACAGGAAGGCCCTTGAAGAAATAACCCTTGAACTCTCACCAGCATGAAAGTAATCGAATTGAAAGAGGCATTAGAAGGGATACCAGACGATGCCGAAGTACGCCTGGCTATGCAACCATCATGGCCCTTTGAATACTCCATTGGGGATGTTATCCCTATAGAACCTGATGAGGAGGCCCCGGCCAATGAAGAAGTCAAAGTTGTTTACCTTACGGAAGGTTCCCAGCTTGGGTACTTACCAGGGGAGGCCTCCGAAGCAATTGGGTGGTAATTTGTTTTATTGTAAAAATAATTGTAAATTTACTTATTAATTCACCAAATACAAATCTAAGAAAATGTTAAAAAAAGATATTTATGAACAGATTACTCTTATTTTAAAAGAGACAGGGACTCCTTACCATCAATTTCTTGATATCTTGTTTGATTACCTGGACAAAGATACTGCACAGGAATTGCTTGATCATTTGATCTCTGAACTTGGTATTGTTTGAAGTTAGCAGCAAGGTACAGCCCGTGAGAGTCGGGCCAGTCGAAAGACTGCTACGCTCATTCGTTAACTAAAAACCAAAGAGATATGTGTTTCTTAACATCAAAATCATCAAGAGCAAAGATAGCAAAAGAAGATATTGTTTGCTACAAATGTCTGATGGGGAGTGTCTCTCCTGTATACTCGTTTCAATATCATAAAAATAAGATCACTCCGCATGTTCCGATTATAAAACAGTGGAGTAAGTGGCAGAAGAAATGGAAGATCATCCACGGATATCATTCCTACAAAACAAGGCGAATGGCGGAACATTCTGGATTCTTCTACAGCACAATACGAGAATTTATCATTCCAAAAGGAACTCGTTATTATTCCAACAGGACAGAATACGTCAGTGAACGAATTATAATGATTTAACTAAAAACAAAAAGAAATGACAGTAATTGAATTGAAAGAAGCATTGGAGCAAATGCCAGATGAAGCAGAAGTAAGACTGGCAATGCAACCATCGTGGCCATTTGAATATTCCATCATGGAAGTTGTCCCGCTCGAACCTGATGAGGAAGCCCCGGCCGATGAAGAAGTCAAAGTTGTTTATCTTACGGAAGGTTCCCAACTTGGGTACCTACCAGGGGAGGCCTCCGAAGCAATTGGGTGGTAATTTGTTTTATTGTAAAAATAATTGTAAATTTACTTATTAATTCACCAAATACAAATCTAAGAAAATGTTAAAAAAAGATATTTATGAACAGA